GTCGGTTCCCGCAGAGCTTTCTCCGCTAATGATGGAGGCGAAATTTCCTCCACAACCTCTTCCAAAGGAAGAGATCGTGTTTCTATGTAAAGCTTTACGCAAATTAATGCAGCTTTGTCAATTATATGGCTTTGATGAAACAGGTTACAGAATTTCTGGCCTACAAAACCATTGGATCTATATGGCAGCCTGTTTTGGCTCCTCTATGAAGTTCTTAAAGTATAAATTTGCGGCCTTTTTTGCCGCTCAAAAGAAATTACCTACTCAGCCCATTGATAGTCAACTTTTGTCTTTTGACAATCCAGGAGTTTTGCTCTCTGGTCGTGCCTATAAATGGATGCAGGTATTTAAGAACTCTGATCCTATGTTATTTGATTCATTTTTATCTTCCACATTATATATAAAGAAAGGTATGCCTCGTCCTGATCGTTCGTTAATTCGAAAATCGGAGATTGAGGCCTTTCATAAACTAACAACTTTTGATGAGATTCCGTCTATTGGACTTTGGGACCCTTTATTAGGTCGACCTGCTGTCCAAATTGATAAATCTGTTATTGAATCCTATATTGGACGTGTTGTTAGATCTTGTTTTCGTGGTCATAGCTATACTTTAAAAGATAGAGTTGCACCCTTTTTCCCAAGTACTTCAGCGAACTATATTCGTTCGCGTGGCTTAGGAGGTGCAGTTGGGGCATGTCTTGAACATCCTCATCTGTTGAAGGGTTTAAAAACCGGTTTTGCCGATTTAATTACGGTCCGGTCGGAAGAACTTAAAGGCGCTAAATATATTGTTTATAATGATGAGAATTTAAAAGCGCAATTTGCAGTTTTTTATGCTCGATTATTATCTGAGGCAAAGAATGAGCCTCCTATTGCTGAACCACTTGGTTTAGCTGAATCCCTTAAAGTTAGGACCATTACAAAAGGTCCTCCTTTTCGTGGGACTTTCTTAAAGTCCTTGCAGGTTTTTATGCATTCTTTAATGCGTAAACGTCCTGTTTTCCAATTAATTGGAGAACCGGTCAGTAATCTGATTGTTAATCGCCTCGGAATACTTGAAGATCATAAGGCATTTTTGTCTGTTGATTATTCTGATGCAACCAATGAAATGTTTTCTTGGTGTTCAGATTTAGCTTGTCGCCTTGTATCGGCGGAATTAAATTTAACCAAAGATGAGACTATTTTATATCGTCAATCTTTGACTGGTCACGAGATATATGATCGTGAATTAGGCCAGTTACCACAAAAACGTGGTCAATTAATGGGATCTATTAGTTCTTTTCCTATACTTTGTATAGTTAATGCAGCCATCTTATGGCTTGTTCTCGAGCAGGACTTTCGTTGTCCTTTATCTTTTGATATACTGCCTCTCCTTGTCAATGGAGATGATGCTGTTCTTCCGGTAAGTGAGTTTGGTCACCAATTGTGGCAACGTGTTTCTTCGTTTTGTGGTTTAAATCCGTCTTGGGGAAAGTATTATTTTTCCCGCGAGTTTTTCAATATAAATTCGCGTAATTTTCGTCGACGAACCACAAATGGTCCAGATACAAATTTATATGAATCTGTTCCTTGGGTCAATCTTGGTCTTTTAAATGGTGTTAAGCGTTCTTCACCGAAAGATGGTGGCCTAACGAAGTTGGATGTAGGTTCTCGCTCTCGTGAGCTTATGGATCTTTGTCCTGATAGCCTTCGTGAAAGAGTTTTATGCCAATTTTTATATATTAATTCTAAAGAACTTAAAGTTGCAAATGCCCCTTGGTTTTTGCCTACCCGTTTGGGTGGATTGGGTATACCTCAATATGGGAAGTATATTTTAGACTCTGATTATTATTATTGGGTTCAGAAATTCGTTTCTGATCCCGAATTATTTAGGATTTTACCTCGTATGAATCTTCGATCCTCTTGGAAGTCATGGAAATATGCTATTGATTTAGCTATTTCCCCTTTTGAAGAAGAACTCTTAGATTCTTGGGGTCATCCTGACGAGATTAAGACCGTTTATATTGGCGAATCTCGTGTTAATGAGTCTACTGATCTTTTAAATAAGACAGTTGCATCTTTACTTTTTAATGATGCCTTTCCCTTATCTAAATTATATAAGGAACTTGTTGTTCCCGATGAGGTTATATTATTTTCTTATTATAGTTCTCTAGCTAAATTTTGGCGTCTTGTTAAGACTAAAAATGGATCACGTCCTAATTATTTTAATCAGGATTGGCTAATATCATTTGACTCAATTGTTCAACCTAAAAAGGTTACTGATTTAATGGCTTATTTGCCGTTTGATCAATA